AAAACAATGGAATGAACTAGGTGCAAGGGTTCGTAAGGATGAAAAAGCTACTAAGATTGTTTACTGGTCACAAGCAAAGGATAAGAAAGCAGAATCATCCGGTGAGGATAAATTCTATCAATTCGCAAAAGTATCCTATGTTTTCAATGTCGCACAAGTAACTGGAATTGACATTATCGCAAGTGAGGATACACCGGCATCCGACAATCAAAAGATTGAAGCTTGTGAGAATCGTATCATTGCTACACAAGCAAAATACACAATTGGCGGTGATACCGCTTGCTACATACCTTCAATCGATTCTATCCGCATGCCGGCATTGAACACGTTTCAATCCGCTGAGCACTACTATGCGACGTTTTTCCACGAATTAACGCACTGGACTAGCGATAAAACGCGTTGCGACAGAGATTTATCAAAAGGCCGGTTCGGTAATGCTGACTATGCTTTTGAAGAATTAGTTGCAGAGTTGGGCGCTGCATTCTTATGTCAGCAAGTAGGTATCAAGGGCGATTTACGTCACGCCGGATATATAGATTCATGGTTGAAGTGTTTGAAAGCAGATAGCAGAGCAATATTTAAAGCCAGCGCATTAGCTCAGCAAGCAAGCGATTTTTTGTTAGCTTGCGGCACTGATAAGCAGGTTTTGATTGATGATGAACTACTAGCAGCTTAATTAAATAGGGGATAAAAATGGGTAATCGCGCTGTAATTACTGCATCAAAAGACAAAAATTCTGGCATTGGTATTTATATGCACTGGAATGGCGGCCTTGATTCTGTCGTTGCAATTTTAGATTGTGCAAGAGAAAGAGGTTATCGCAATCCCGAAAGCGATGAAACATACGCAATGGCACGATTGTGCGGCCTATTGCATGAGTTTTTCGGGGTTGGTTGCTCAACGTCACTCGGAATAGGCGAATTAAAACGATTGGATTGCGACAATTTCGATAATGGCGTTTACGTTATTGGCAATGATTGGCAAATAACAGAAAGATACGGCAAAGGCTCTAGGCCGCTTGATTTAAACGAAATAAATGCAATACGCAAAACAGAAAAATATAAACAAATTTTCCAGCAACTAACTATTGAGATAACAGAGTTATGAAAACATTAAAAACAAGGCAACCTTTAAATGTAGGCAAAAAATATAAGTTATTCACTGAATTCGGTGTTTATTACATTTTTCTTAGTCATACAGTAAAGCAGGATTTTTCTATAGGAAACATAAATTTTCACGCTATCGGCGGATATGCAAGCAATGGTTATAGACCAGATAAGCCTATACCTAAGAGCTGGATTGTTGATTTAAGTAAACCATTAAGCGAGGCTAACCATGCAAACAATTCTTGAACTAATAGCAGGTTTTATATGCTTTCTAGTTATGTATGCTTATTTTGTTTTATTACTTTCTTTATAACATAGGGGATTATGATGAATGAATCATTAAAGGATGCGCTGGCAACTGTACTTATTGACGTTATGAATAACCATGAATCAAGCTTTGAAGCGATACAAGATCATTTTGGTATCGAATCAACTGAAGCAAATAACCATATTTACAATGTAGCAAGAAATTTATGGACTGAATTTGAAATGGACTTAAACGACGCTTAGAGGCGTTTTTCTCATTCAGGCTAGTCAGGTATTGGCTAGCCTTTTTTATCGCCTTGTAAGGCGTTCTAATCAATTCTAGGGGATATATTATGGGAAAGCTTAAAGAAAGCATTATCGTTTCACAAGAAAATAACGTATCTGACAATCTAGTTATTGATCCGGCTATTGATTTACAGGAAATAATTGAATGTTTAATGGAAGGGGCAGTTGCATTCACAATGCTGTCTAATCACTGCCCAGTAGATGAAAAACATTATTTCTTGTCAAAAAAAGATCAGCTAGTCAATTGTGCTGGACTTTTAACATCACTGCTTTAAAGCCGTTTTAAGCCGTTTTCAGGATGGGATGGTATCTTTCCATTCCCATGCCTGATTTATCAGTCCTACGCGCCCGTATGCGCGTTTAAACCCTACTCTGGAGGAACTATGTCCACTCCTAAGAAACTCTACGCTGTCACTCCGCTGGCACATCCGGCCTCGCAGCCAAGTGCAAGACCCAAAAGGCTTGGCAAGGCCGAGACTCCCAAGCCCGTATCAATCCTAGATCAGAACTTTAGTTACACAAGCGCAGCAGGTACAGACTTGCGAGCTAAATTCAAAGCACTAGGATTCAAAACACCGAAGGTAAAAAAAGTTAAGTAAATGTTACTGCTTAATTTTTAAGCACCTATTATATGTTTTTATATAGAGATAAAGAAAATAGTCGATAGTTCTTTGTATAAAGAACTATTCATAGACTTTATATATATCAAGAACCATGCCAGATCAAAGTTATCCACAGGTTATCCACAGATAGATCATACCTATTGCTATCTGCAAACCCATAATTATTATTCATAGACAATAATCGGATAATCAATTACATTGCGTTTGCATCATCTTTTTTAACGACAACTAGGGGAAAATATGAAATACCTATTTGCATTATGGTTAGCTGTTACAGCTCCGCTTGTGTACGCATCTTGCACATACAACACTATCTGCGATCAAGGACGTTGCATCACGTGTACTACTTGCTGCTACGGTAATAGCTGCACAACTAACTGCTACTAAATTAGACAACCCTTTCGGGAGATTAGGCATGACATATTTAAAAGATATCAAACTGTGCGTAGATTGTTCTTTCTACGGTACACCACACAATCAGCGTGACCGCTGCATAAACCCCAAGCTAACCAGTATTGACCTAGTAACAGGCAAGGAAGAATACCCGTATTGCTATTCAGAAAGACGCACACAATTGCCTAACCATTGTGGCGAGAAAGCAATTTTCTTTCATGCTGACGTTGATGCTGAACGCAGCCGCATGGAGCGTTTAAACGAGCTTGAGGAGGCTATGCGTGAAGCGCCTACCTTATAGCCCCCAAGACCTTGATCGTTGCATAGACAGGCTTACAGCAGTCCTAGAGGATGAATTTAATGATGACCTAGCAGGATGGGGAGCTGCCACTCTAATCCTGCTGTCGACCATCCTAGATATGACGGGTGTGGATAGACAAGAGATTGCTAATCACATACTGCAACCAACTGTTAGAGGGGATTTGCAATGACTAAAGATGACATTATCCGCATGGCGCGGGAAGCAAATCTTACTGATGGCATTGAATTGCCACATGAGATTGAAGCCGTTGAACGCTTTGCCGCTTTAGTCGCAGCAGCCGAGCGCGAGGCGTGTGCGAAGGTGTGTGAACCGCAAGATCAACACGACGATCCGTTGACTGCGTGGAAGATTGCTACTGCTATCCGCGCAAGGGGGCAGCATGACTGACCGCGAACTATTGCAGCAAGCGTTAGATACGTTGGAACACTTACAAAAAGACGTTGAGTGGCAATACAAGTCGCCAACAAGGGCAATGCTTAGCAAGGTAGAGAAAGCACTACGCGTCAGACTAAAACAGCCTGAAAATGAATTCGCTCCTGACTGGGATGCAATGGCTGTAATGGTTGAGGAACAGCAGCGCATGGCGAAGCGTATTGAGGAACTAGAAGCAGCACTAGCGCAGCCAGAGCAGGAGCCTGTTCGATTGCAATGCGTTACTTGTGGAACTGTTTACGCTGACGGTGTACCACCCCAAATAGCGCAGCTTGAGCGAAAACTGTGGCTATGGAAAAACTTTGCGGATGGTCGCCCAGAATATTGGGCGTTTGACAATCCATAACCAACAAATCTTTGTAACGCAGACCCGCAAACGCTTGGAGAACCATGCGGCTACGCGATCTTTAAACCATCGCGTGACGGCAGTTGTGGTCGCACAGAGGAACAAGTTCTGGCGCAAGTTAAACGCGCATTGTCATATCAAAATCGGCGCGAATGGCAAGGACTGACGGATGAGGAGATACTGGCAGACGATGTACTGCGCTATCACTTTGCATTAAATGGTGGTGCTGGCCCAATATCTAAAAAAGGTAAGGCAATTATTGACGCATTGAATAACAAATTAAAGGAAAAAAATTATGACTAGCACAAACACAGATGATTTTGCACCAGAAGTACGTAATGCAGCATGGTGGTCAGGAGACTCCAGACTAGCAGCTAATGGTAGGGCGGCAGATGCCATTCTTGTTAAGCAGGGAAAGAAGGAGCCGCCTGATCTATCTGAAGTGGAAGAAGTCCAGATGGGTAAAGTGATGGAACCAACCATTGCTAGACTCTTTCAAGACAAGCATAGGATTGAACTGAAGGATGCTGACTATGTTCTATCGCATAAGACTGAGCCGTGGCTTAAAAGTCATTTTGACTACATCTCAGCAGATGGACGAATACTCGTTGAATGTAAAAACTACAACGCTGGCGTTATGCCTAAGTTCGACGAAGAAACAAATATGGTTCCTGCTGCTGATATGGCGCAACTCATACACGAAGCGGCTTGTCATAACGTCGAGCAAATATATCTTGCAGTCCTCTTTGGTGGACAGAAGTTCAGAACATTCCACTTCACTATCACGCAGGAGATGAAGGATGAGCTTGTCAAAGAGATGGCAAAGTTTTGGGGAATTGTCGTATCTAATGCCGAGCCGCAAGCTAGTGATGTTGAGTCCACCAAACTTATCTGGCCTATTTCGAGTGAGGAAACGGCAACTGCAACTGGTGCGGTGGAACAAGCTTGCGTTGTTCTTCAAGAGTACAAGGCACGTATCAAGCAGCTTGAGACAGAAGCAGAGAAAGTCGAAGTTGCGATTAGGGAATATATGGGTGCGAAAGGTTCGCTGGTTAGCGTGGATGGAAAGACGCTTGTAACGTGGCGTAACTCTAAAGCTTCTATGAAGTTCAGCACAGAGTTGTTTAAACAAGCTATGCCAGACGTGTATCAAAAGTTCGTAGTAGAAACGCCGGGCAGTCGTAGATTTTTACTTAAATAAGGGGATGAGAATGGGAGTTAGTTTACTAAAACTTACCGCCAGCCATGTTTGTGATGCTTTTATGGATGGGATGGAAAAGTGGATGAACGCCGATGATAAGGATGAATTCGTTGATCCTAATGAACCAGTGTTAATTATGATTGACGGAAAAAGACACCACATTCTAAGCGTTGGCGGCGACCCTGATGAAAAGGGTTTTGTTCTTGAGGTCAAACCAGAATCATATTGGATGAAATAAGGGGATGAGATGAGTAACTTAGTTCCGTATCAAGACATAGAAAAGATGGCAATAGCAGTTGCTAAGTCTGGACTGTTTAACGTCAAGACAGCAGAGGAAGCTATGGCCTTAATGCTAGTAGCACAGGCAGAAGGATCACACCCTGCTATAGCTGCGCGTGACTATCACGTTATCCAAGGTAGGCCAGCACTGAAAGCAGACGCAATGATGGCTAGGTTCCAGCAAGCAGGTGGCAGGGTTGAATGGACGGAGTACACAGATGAGCGAGTTACTGGTGTTTTTAGTCATCCCGCTGGTGGGAGCCTTGCTATCACTTGGACTATCGAAATGGGAAAGAATATCGGATTGGTTAAACCGGGTAGTGGATGGCACAAATATCCTAGAGCTATGCTCAGAGCGCGTTGCATCTCAGAAGGCATCCGATCCGTTTATCCCGGCTGTGTCGCAGGTGTTTACACGCCAGAGGAAGTTCAGGACATGGAGCCGCAAAAGCAAGCTCAGGAAGTCAACATGGGCAAAGCGGAAGTCGTGGTCGAAGAAATAAAGAAAGCGAAAGAAAGAAAAGAAGGTGAGACTTTTTTGCCGCTGTACGTGCCGGGGATAGAGGAGCCGTTCAGCGAGTCCACGGATTTAGTCGAGTGGGAGACATCTTTTCACGACATGGTTCACAAAATAAAGGCAAGCCAAAAGCTTAGCGATGATACCAAGCGCGACAAGCTAAAGATGCTTAAAGATGCAAACGGTCTTGTTATAGACAAGCTAGACGCACCTACTAAAATGAAAGTAATGGCGGCTGCAAATTCTCTGGAGGAAGTATGAAGAATCACAACGAACGCCCCGGCAAGGGAGTGTTATTCACTAACGACAAACGCAAGACAGACACACAACCACACCTTAAAGGTGGCTTCACTGCTGACAGAGACATTAAGGCTGGTGAGTGGGTAAAGCTTGCAGGATGGCGTAAACCTACTCCAGTAGGTGAGCTTATATCGCTGGCACAGGATAACTTCATGCCTGATCCAAACTACAAGAAACCTACTGAGGGCAGCACAGTACGTGAGTACAGTCCTCATGATGACGCTATTCCTTTCTGATGGCAGCTAGTCGCTCACCCACACAACGCAGCTTGGAATACTTGCGAGAGCTTGGATACCACTGCGAGATTGTAGAGAAGTGGAATTCCTTTACTAAGCAGAGAAAGGATTTGTGGGGGTGGTGCGACATTCTCGCTATCCGCAAGGATGAAGTGTTAGCGGTACAGGTAACGGCTTCCGCTGTTGCTGACCGCATAAAGAAAATTCAAGAGTCAACCACGGTTGCGCTAGTCAGAGATGCCGGAATAAGAATTGAAGTACATGGATGGCGTAAGAATAGCAAAGGTAGATACGTAATCAGAGTGGAGGATATATCGTGAACAAACCACACGTACACGCAGAATTTATTAAAGCTTGGGCAGACGGTGCGCAAATTCAAGCTTTTTACACAAAAAATAAAGAATGGGTTGATTGTCCTGAACCTTTTTGGAGCGAAAGGGAACAATATCGCATCAAAGGAAAAGATACCGTTGTTTTTTGTACCGTTAGTCCAACACAATTTACTTTTATTCTTAACGCACAATTAGCGCGTCCAAATTTAAAACTTACATTTGATTGCGATACAAATGAACTTAAATCAGCGGAGGTTTTATGAATGCTGCAAATTTTGATAAATCTGAACGGTTGCAGAAAGTAGCAAATCTTTTGGGGCGGGGAGGGGAATACACAACGCTAGATATTATACAGAAGGCAGGAGTGTGTGCAGTCAATAGCATTATTTCAGAACTCAGAGCTAACGGTTACAGCATTGACTGTCAGCGCAGAGCAGACAAATGGTTTTACAGGATGAACAAATGAAAAAAATATTTATAGCTACGCCAATGTACGGTGGTCAATGTTTTGGATTCTACACACAGAGCCTACTGCAACTGAATAACCTACTGAGAGACAACAAGATAGACAGCATGATGTCATTCATGTTTAACGAAAGCTTGATTACTCGCGGCAGGAACGCACTAGCGCATGGATTTATGAAGTCAGACGCAACACACCTGATGTTTATAGATGCCGACATTCAGTTCAACCCCGCTGACTTCTTAAAGATGCTGGAGTCAGACAAGGATGTGATTACCGGAATCTATCCTAAGAAAGAAATCAATTGGGCAGGAGTACGCAAGGCAATAGAGTCTGGCGTTCCTGATAGTCACCTGAAATATCACACAGGTTCGTTTGTGGTTAATCTCAAGAACTATGTTGGCGAGGCTACAGTACCAGTTAATGAGCCAGTAGAGATATGGAATGGCGGCACAGGATTCATGCTGATTAAGCGTGAAGTGTTTGAGAAGCTAAAGCCTATCGTTCCTTCGTACATCAATGACGTTACTGATCTGTCTGGAAATATAGGGGCAGAACAGATTAGCCAATACTTTACAGAGAGCATAGAGCCAGAGACTAAGCGGCTGCTGTCAGAGGACTATCACTTCTGCAAGACATGGAGAGATAACGGTGGAGAGATACACGCAGCTCCGTGGGTAGGTTTGACGCATATAGGAACCTACGCCTTTGAAGGCAAACTTATTCCAGCACCATAAGGAGATAGCATGACTGAAGAAAAATATATACAAAGACCAGACTTTGCTTTGTTCGATCATATTATGGAAACAAACAACTTAAAGAACGATGCTAGGCTTTATGAATTCTTTGATAAAAAGATAAGTAAGCCAGACATAAGTAGGTATCGTCATGGCAAAAAGAAAGTTAGTGCTGGTCACATTCTCGTTATTCATGAGAAGTTAGGTATGCCAGTTGCAGACATACGCGATTATTTAGAGAACCGTTAGTATGGAAACATTCACCATCATTACGTTTATTGGTGGCATGTTGGTAGGCGCTGGTATTGCTTCAGCAGCTATCTTTTGCTTTTTCTACTGGCTGTTTTCGCGGAGCGAATAAATGATTGAGCCGTGGGAGCGCCTTTGCTTCCCGGCTTTCTCATTCTCTCACCGCTGCCAGCTTTAATACGCTGACGTTTAGCATGGATGTTTGCATATAGTCCGGGTTTCATCGGCATTTCCATCTCCGCATAGATGCTCTAGCACGTTCTGACTTCTTAGCTGTCTTAACAATCCCACCCATACGCGCACAGAAAGATGCTCGTCTGCCAGCCTCAGACTTGCTAGGCTTGCTGGTGGTTACTGGAGGCTTTAAATCGCTTCCAGTGGCACGATTATACTTAGCCCTACCCTTGGCAGTTAGGCCAGCACCTTTGCTTACTGGCAGCTTCTCACCACGGCCTACAGCTAAACTAGGATTCTTAGCCATTAGTAACTCCACACAGTAGGACGGTTTTGACCAACAGTCAGGTCAACATGGATGAATCTTCCAGTTCCTTTCTGCTGTACACCTATGCCCGTAAATCCTAACTCCATAGCAAGCAACAAAACTTGATGAGCTTCTGAACCACTAACGCCTATGTCGCAAGCTAAACCTGTAGAGTGTGCCCCCGGAGCTGCTTTCTTCGCTTCTATGGGATGTTTCGGGCAACGATAACCTGACGTTATCTTCATTGGTTTCCCGTACTTGTTCCGCAGCAGTTGAAGCTTGTTGAGTAAGCTTTCGTTTATTTCGTTTGCGCCACAATGACTGCACGAAAACTCCGCAGCGGTAAAGTTAGGGTACTTAGACCAATCTATCTTAGTCACGATTATCAGAAGTAATCATACCGATCAAACCGGCAAGACCAAGGCCAGCAGTAACAATCGCATCAGTCATTGCTGGAGCAATAGGAACACCGATTGCAGTAAGAAATAGAATCGCACCGCGCCAAGTCGATGGTTCTTTTGCTCTTGCTAGAAAGTAATCTCTCATAGACCTTCTCCGGGAGTAATGTAAACCTCTGGTGTGCCAGACTCAGAGACAAATGTCACATAAACATTTTTTGTTGGCCCTGTTTGTGGGCCAGTAAAAATAGTAACGCTGTCAGGAGGAATGACTAACGCATACTGCGGAGAGCCGTTATCTGGAAGTGCCACATTAGCAGTTGCACTTGTCGAGATACGAACATAAACAGGTAAGCCACCCACGCCAGTAGGTTCGTGACTAACAATCATGTATTGATTAACAGGACTGTCAGCATTCATTTGAAACTGTTGAACTGCCGTAGTAGCGTTTGCCTTATACGTCTTGCCCATCGGTTGAAACGCAATATTATTAGCCATCAGTAAACCTTTTTCTGGCCTTTCACCATATCAGTCGGGCTGTTCTTGCGATCACTAGAACCGCTGAAACACCACATAGATTGAAAGCCACCCTTAGGCAACGTGCCAGACTTGTAATACGGATCACCGCCAGCACTCGCATCAGAAGGCAACTGAGGACGCATTGCTACACCGCTTTGTTGGTTATTCGTTTGATACTTTTTCATCACTTAAACTCCTGTCTTTACGCAAAACCAAAAAGGTAAATATGGAAAAGATAGTTAGCGCAGCTAATCTCTCCCACTGCGGCCCCCACATTGCCCACGCTGTCATACCGCAAACCATGCCTAAAGCCAAAAACACTATTAACCTGCCAGCTAATACGCTAAGTGCAATCCTGATAATAGAAGTAGCATCCATGAATATCCCCTTATAACAATGGTATTCGGATAATACTACTCATCTTCCTCAGTTGCAAACCCGCTTCCCCACTCATCATCTGTCAGCTTTAACTTAATAGCTTCCAGCTTCAAAGCTCGGTCTATGACTTTCATCTTCTCCGTAATGCTGGCGGCACTGTCTGCCATCACTTCTTTCAAAGACTTGCTGATTGCTTCTTCGAGTTCAGGATTTATCCCCTTATCCTTTTTCCTGCTCATCGCATACGACCTCTAGCTTCTTTCTTTGCCTTACGAGCAACGCTGTAAGCAATAGCTACGGCTTGCTTTTGAGGCTTGCCGCGCTTCATTTCCTTAGAAATGTTCTTGCTCATAGACTTTTGACTAAATCCTTTTACTAAAGGCATAGCAGTCTCCTATCGCTTCATCTTACGGTTGCCCATGCGCTGTGGCATGGAAGGCTTCAGAGTGCGTCCTAGATTCTTCTGAGCTTCAGCAGAGCCACGAACCTCATTCTCGCCAGCACGACGAGTATCTTCTTCCATCTTACGCATTTCTTGCTTAGAGTAATCTTTACCGTACATCATTATCTTGCTCCTAAGTTGGGTGCAGCAGAGTTAATTTGACCACGCTGGTTTATTACATCCCCGATACTGTTGACTGTTCCAGTTCCAACTCTAGGAACAGCATAACCAACAATTGCATTTTTAATTAGTCTGCCCATAAACGTCAACTTCTCAGGTTCGGAAATTGAAACACTGGCAATCTCTTGTAGCTGGCGGCTAATTTGATCCGCTTCCTGCTTACCTAGCAATCCAGTTCTAATTAAAGAATCCTTCAGGCTTGTATCATAGAAACGCATAGCACCAAAGATACCCTGAGTAGCCCTGTCAGCCAATACCTGACGCACAGACTCACCTAGTATCTGCCTACCATTAGGAGCCGCAGCAATGGCAGGAGCTACACGATCCCACAAGGTTCTATCACCAGACAGAATAATCTCACTGACACGGGCAGCAGGTTCGGCAGTGCCTAGAATCCTTGCAGCCTCTTTATCTGCTTCTTGAGTTACCTTGCCAGCTTCTTTAGCGCCAATCTCAGGGGCTTTCTCAGCCTCACGCGCAGCTTGTTTTTGTTCTACGCCTAGTCGCTTCTCTACCTTGGTAGCACCAGCAGCTCTAGCTTCAGCACGTTCCAAGTTAGCTATGTAAGACTCTGCCGATCTACGCACGTTAGGTAGCGCACTTAGAAAGTCTGAGTTCTGCTTGCTGGTAAGCCAATTTCTAGCAGCAGAAGCATCCTTGCCATTTAAGTTTTTAGCTACGAAGTTAGCAGCTTCACGCTCAATTAACGCTGCATCACCTACTAGCTCTATAGCATCAGCAACAGACTGTCTGCTGTTAAAGAATGTACTAGGCAATGCCTTATCGTCAGCAGCAAACTTGGTTGCATCTATACGATCCATCGCAGTAGCTTTAGCACCTGCTTTGGTTTTAAACTTGTCTATCAAGCGAGAAGCAATTTCATAATCTCTTTGCAATACATCTTGAGCTTCACCGGCATACTTAGACTGAATGTTGCTAAGCTTTATGTAGTAGTCTTCCGCAACCTTGCGAGTCAAACCCTCATAGCCAGCAACCTCTTTACCAAACGCAACATCACCAAGCTTGCGGCGTACAGCATCCAAGGCTTCAAACGAAGTTGGGTACGTTTTATAAGCTTTGTTGCCTTGTCTATCAATACCAATCTCTACCCTTCTTCCGTTTACTGCTTGATAAATATTTTCGTATGCTCTCAACAATCCTTGTTCAGTTACGGGAGCAGTTGTTATACCTTTTGCTTCATCAAATATCTTACCTGTTCTTGGGTCAGCTAACAGATTGCTGCGTAGTTCAGTAATCATTGTTTTAAATTCAGGCAATGAATTAACTAGAACACCAGAGTCTTCTTTTGCGCGTACCGCATCATCACGTGTTTTTTTCTGATCCAGATAAGCTTTAGACCTATTCAATGATTGCTCATCAAACCTAGCAACAATCCTATCTCTCAATGTTCTGCCAATGTCTGACAGTTCGCGTGTTGTATCACCTAGATTACGCAAAGA